ACCTCAAAAACGCTGTATGAATGGATATCAAAGAAACGTGAAATAGGTGACGCCCTAAAAAGAGGAAAAGCCCCTGTTGACATAAAAGTCGAAAATCAGCTCTTAAAGTCTGCTTTGGGCTTTAAGGTGACTGTTAAAAAGGCTATAAAGGTAAAGACAAAGAAGAACAAGCCGGGTGTCGGGCTGATTGAAGAAGAACATATCGAAATGGTGGACGAGGAGCAATATGTACCTCCTGTTCCTGCTGCACAGTTCTTTTGGCTTAAAAACAGGAGACCTGACAAGTGGCGAGAAAAGCAGGATATCAATGTAAATACCATTGACGATAAGACGAGAGCAGAGGTTGAGGCGATGCTGAATGAGCCTGACGAGACAGAGAGCGATTAACATATTAAAGAGTAATCCCGTCAAGTTCGGGCGAATGGTAGGCTTTAACAAGCTTACCAATCTGCACAATGAATGGATTATTGATATGGTATTCGGCGATGATGACGAGACCTTGCAAGCGCACAGAGGCAGCTATAAGACAACGTGCGTGTCAATCGCCTTGACAATTATAATGATAACAGCCGTCAACGACAAGACGGCTTTTTTGCGTAAGACTGATACAGATATAAAAGAGGTAATAAGTCAATGCAAAAAGATACTTGAACACCCAGTTACAAGATACTTTGTGCAGACAATATGGGGTGTTGACTTAAAGCTAACAAAGGCAACGGCAAACGAGATATCAACAAATCTGACAAATGACCCGAGAGGAACGGCACAGCTTGTGGGAATGGGCTTGGGCGGTTCGTTGACGGGCAAGCACTTTGACAGGATATTCACGGACGATATTGTAAACATACAAGATAGGATAAGCAGAGCGGAAAGAGAGCGCACAAAGCTCGTTTATCAAGAGCTGCAAAACATCATCAACCGAGGCGGCAGGATATTCAACACGGGAACGCCTTGGCACAAAGAGGACTGCTTTGAGCTTATGCCAAACCCGATTAAATATGATTGCTATTCAACGGGGCTTATAAGTGATGAGGAGCTTGACGAATTAAGAGATAATATGCTCGGGTCGCTGTTTGCCGCAAACTACGAATTAAAGCATATTGCAAGCGAGGATATTATCTTTGCGATGCCGATAACGAACGCCGACAGAGAGCTTGTAAAAAGCGGTCAGTTAAGCCATATAGACGCTGCATACACGGACGGGGCAGATTATACAGCCTTTACCGTTGTTCGCAAGTTTAAGGGCAAATATTACGTTTATGGGCGGTTATGGCACAAGGCTGTTGACAAGATAGAGGACGAAATAATTTCAGATTACAAGGCTTTATTATGCAATAGGCTTTACTGTGAGAAGAATGCAGACAAAGGATTACTTGCGAAAGAACTGAAACGTAAGTATAACATACCCGTTGGAACGTATCACGAGAGCGAGAACAAATTTCAGAAAATCGTCACATATCTTAAGTGGGCGTGGAAAGATGTTATTTTTGTCGAAGGAACGGACAGAGAATACATCGAGCAGATATGCGATTATAACGAATTTGCAGAACACGATGATGCACCCGACAGCTTGGCAAGTGCAATAAGAAAACTATGGAACGTTATGGATAATGTACCGATAAGGTGGTAATAAATGAAAACATATCAAGATTTAGAGGCTGTAAAGGGCAACGAAACAGAGCTTAAAAAATTCATATTGTCGGCTATTACAGAGTACATCAACAGTGATGATTACAAGATAGCAACAGAGAGTGAGCTTTACTACAAGAACAGAAATCCCGAGATTGAAGCGACTGAAAAAATAGTTTATGACTTGAATGGTCTTGCACATAAGGACGAATTTTCGCCGAACAGCAAGATAAAGCAAAACTATTATTTTATTCTTATCAATCAGGCGGTAATGTATACGCTCGGCAACGGTATCGCATTTGATAATGAGGCGACAAAGAAAAAGCTCGGCGGTGATGCTCTTGATAGCGTTACAAGGAAAATACTGACCGATGCGATGATATCAAAAGTCGGTTGGGGCTTTTATCACGATAACAAGATAGACTATATCCCATATAGGCGGTTTTTAGGCTTGCCCGATGAATTTGACGGCAGCATTAAAGCCGGGATATGGTTTTTTAAAATTGATAATTACAAGCCGCTGTCTGTTATCCTATATGAGCTTGACGGCTACACTAAATATAGACAGATACCGGGACACGACTTAGAGATAGTTGAGCCGAAAAGAGCATACAAGTCAATAGCTAATGTTGCAGAGGTAGACAGAGAGGATATTGCTTTCTTGAATTATCCGAGCTTTCCGATAGTGCCGCTGCACAATATCAACGATCAATCGTCATTTGTTGGCGTTGGCAATATCCTGAAAGCCCTTGATGAAATGTTATCAAAAATGGTTGATAACGTGTCGCAGGGCGATTTGATATACTGGGTATTGCGGAACTACGGCGGTATGAGCGAGAATGATGCTGAAATGTTTGTCAATCGGCTTATTAAAACTCACACAGTGCAGGTCGAAGATGACGGAGATGCAACACCTCATCAGATCGAAGTGCCGTATGAAGCAAGTGAAGCGACAATCGCTGAGATAAAGAAAGCACTGTTTGACGGAATGATGGGCGTTGATACGGCGCAGATATATTCAGGAAATACAACAGCAACGGCCATAAATGCGGCTTATGAGAATTTGAACATAAAAGAGGCCTTGCTTGAATATGAGATAGGCGACTTTCTTAGGAGAATATTTAAGGTCGCAGGAATACCCGAAACGGAGAGCTTCCACATAACGCCGATGAAGACAATCAACAGTCAAGCCGATGTTCAAGCGGTAATAGCTGCATATAGCATCTTAGGCGATGAAGCGACAACAAAGAAATTGTGCGAGCTGTTCGGAATGATAGATAGTTTTGAAGAAATACAACGCTCAAAGATAGCGGACGGCTACAATGCATTTAATTCAAATGAGGATAGCCATACAAGCGAAAATGAGGGCGAGGGCGAGTAATTTATCAAATAAATCATATCACGTTTAAAACAGTGTTTATTTGCGTTTGGGGGCAATTATGAAAGAAATAGTGTTTGATATCGGGCACGAAGAAACAGAAGAGCTGCTCAAACAGACGGAAAAGCGCATTGAAAACGTATATCGGCAGGCTTACAAAGAGCTGAAGAAAAAGTCTGATGATTATATGTCGCAGTTTCTTAAAACGGACGCTGAAAAGCGTAAAGCGATGCAGGCAGGCGAGATCACTAAAGACGAATACAGACAATGGCGGCAAAGTCATCTGCTGACAGGTCGGCGGTGGGTATCAATGCAGGAGAGCATTGCAAAGGACCTCAACAATTCAAATCAAATAGCGGCAAGCATAATAAACGGGCATTTGCCTGATGTTTACGCTATCAATATTAATTGGGCGACATATCAGCTTGAACACGATTTTAAGATTGATACATCGTTTACGCTGTATGACAGACAGACAATGGAGCGGTTATTGAGAGATGACCCCGATTTATTGCCTTGGCAGGCGAAGATAAACACGCCCGAAGATATCAGATATCAGAAAAGGCATTTAAGCTCGGCTATGATGCAGGGCATTCTTCAAGGGGAAACAATACCGCAGATATCAGAGCGGCTTGCAAGCTCACCGTGCAGAATGAACGCAAGAAACGCTGTAACAAATGCAAGAACAATGTATACAAGCGCACAGAACGGCGGCAGAATTGACGGCTATAAGCGTGCTGAGGGTATGGGAATACACCTTAAGAAACAATGGCTTGCAACGCTTGACGGCAGGACAAGGCACGAACACAGACAGCTTGACGGGCAGATAGTCGGAACTGATGAGAGCTTTGAAATTGACGGCTACGAGATAGAGTTCCCAGGTGACCCAAAAGCGGAGGCGGAAATGGTTTATAATTGCCGATGCACAATGCGTTCGGTGCTTGATGCGCTTGATAAAGGCGGATATACGGAGTATGAAAAGAATGGCAAGCTCGGGGATATGAGCTATGAGGAATGGAAGAACGAGCATAGCAAGAAAGAGCAAGCAAGCGAGTTTGTCGGCGGCGAGGCATATAATGATATTATCGAAGGCTTGAAAAGAGATAAAGTTGAATTTATCGAAACGAAGGCACTTGAAAAGCAATTAACTGAAAATGAAATTATTGATAAATTGGCAGGCGGTGATATGACAAGTGGTTCTTGTTCGTCACTTGCATTTGCGTATGCAGGAAATAAAGGTGGAATAGATGTAATTGACTTTAGAGGCGGAGATAGCTTAAATTATTTCTCAAAAACTAATAATATCAAACAAATATCGTTGCTTAACGATGTGAAAGCTATGGCAGGTAAACACACAAATGATTTTAAGGTAGTTACAGAACTATTAAAGACTGTAGAGGATAATAAAGAATATATCCTTGTAACAGGCGCACATTCAGCGGTTGTAAGAAAAGGTATAAAAGGATTTGAATATCTTGAAATGCAAAGACCTGATGTTAAAGGTTTCTTACCACTTACAACAGATGCACTTAAAAGAAGATTTGGGTGCAAAAAATCTCACTCGGTGCATGGATATAAAATCGAAACATCTTCTATTCTATTTGATAGGGAAAGTCTTAGCAACAGTGAGGAATTTAAACACCTATTAGGCTATATTAACACGCCAAAAGAGAAACAGAAAAAAGGAATGTTCGGATATGCCAAATAAATATATATTCACAAAAGATGAAGATAACCCAAACAATAAAGTTTGGGAAGTATACGAACAA